GGTGGGCTTGCTCGTGAGCGAAGCGAACACGCCATCAAAGCTCGAGGTGCCGGCGCCGATGTAAGTCCGGATGCCTGGCGCATCGGTTTTCGTGAGCAACGCGCGGCCGAAAGAATCGGTGGCGAGCGCCGCGATCGCGGTGAGATCAGAATCGAGCGGCTGCGCATTGGTGATTCCCCAATCAGCCAGGACGGTGGCGGGAAGATTCGTCAGCTTGTGAGACGACATATTGATGTCGCTCTGCACGGCCGGGTTGTTGAGAACGGTCCGCGACTGCGCGAAGGCGTTCGCTGCGAGGATAGAGAGCGCAACTGCGAGGATAGAGGATCGAGGATGGAGGATCGCAAGGAAAGAAGAGCGCATCAGCGTGCGCGGGGCTGTCAAAGGCCTGTGTTCAATCCTGGCCGCTGTTGATGACGAGCCAAATCGTTAGGCCGGCCAACAACGCCGCCACTATGAAAAACGAGCAAGGAGGCATCATCTCAAACCAAGGCCCAATGGAGGACGTAGTTCCCAGTATCGGGTGAGCCGTTCAGCTCGAGCCAGCAACCGATAATGTTTCCGCCGCTCAGGATCCGCTGGCCTGGCGTGGGCCGAATGGAGAGGAGCGGCGGGTCATCGATTTTGTTTTCGATGTAGTGATGGTCGAACACGAAATCATCCAGGACGAAGCGTCCGAAGTAGACCGGCACGCGCACCTGGCCGATCGTGAGACCGATAGAGCCATGGGGAGCGCTCATGATCGCGCGCCTCCAGCGGCCGGGGCGAGAATGGATGATGGAGAATAGAGAATAGCGAAAAACCGAAAGCTCCGCGTATTTGCCATCCTCAATCCTCTATCCTCTATTCTCGCTTTCAAGACTGCACCGCTTTCCAATGCAGGACGTAGTTCACCGTGTCGGGCGCGCCATCCAATTCGAGGCGGCGACCATTGCCCACCACTTGACCAGGCGTGATACCGAGATCGAGAATCGGCGGCGCGTCGACTTTGTTTTCGATCGAGAGAATAGTGAACACGTGCGGCCTGCTCGGGTTCACGTGTGTGAAGACTAGCGTCACGGCGACTTGGCCGATGGTGAGCGCGACGGATCCACTATCCTCGACAGCTGTCGCGCCGGCGCCCTGATTCGGCGTGGAGTGAAGCACCAGGTGCACGAACGGATCGCCAACGTCGTCGCCGGACCGCTTCCTTATGCGCAGCACGACGCCATCGAGCTCGACGTAATCCTCGTTGGTGCAGCCGAGCTTGGTGAAAGATTTGCGAGTGAGCTCGACGTCGGCCCAGCGTTTCGGCAGGAAGCCGACGATCTCCTGGATATGCTCGTAGGAGATCGGGGTGGCGACGACGGACGCTTTCTTGCCGTTAAAAACGAGCACGTTCCCCGCGCGCCGGGCGACTGCTTCGAATCCGCGAATTAGCTGCGAGTCGAGGTGCAATTTCAGATCGGAAATTGCGCTCATTTGGGAACTCGGAACTCGGAACTCGGAACGGAAATCAGTAGAGACAGCGCCATGGAAAGTATTGCTGTGTCAGCCGCGGCGGAGAGAAGGCGAAATGCGAACTCGAATTGTGTAGTTCCGACTTCCGGCCTCCCACTTCCGCGTTCAGGTGAACTTAACCCACGCGGTCGCTTCGGTGGTGAGATGATCGACGAGGGCGAGCGCGGTGGCTTTCGGCAATTGCTTGTAGGCGTTGAGCTCAAAGTTTTTCTCCGCGCCTTTCGATGGGTGCAGGGTGAAGAGATTGAACAGGCGATCGCCGGCGAGCTTGAGCACGCGCGCGAGCTTCGAATCGTCCACGACGCGGGCAACACTGTCGCCTTTCTGGTCCACCGAAACTTTCGCGCCACCAGGCGTGGTCAGCTCGAGATCGACGCCATCTGCCAGCTCGCGGAATTGCGCTTTGATGATATCGAGACGTTTCTTCTTCTTCTCGAGCGACGCGACCTGGTCGGAAAGCTTTTTACCTTCCTCGATGAGCGTTTCGATTTCGGGTTTTGTCATGGGACAATTTTATCCGGCGCTGATCGTTAGGGTGCCGGCGTTATTCCAGAGGACGCCGATGACGTGGGGATCGCTGGTGGGGATAACTCGGGCTGCAGATGCGGCGATGGCGGCGGCCTGCGCGGCCGCGGGCGCGTCGCCGGCCGCTACGTTAGTGCTGCCAGTGCCAACGTCTTTCGTCGCGGCGGTTCCGAGGGTGGGAAGATTATGCTCGATGACGGACCAGGAGACTCCAACGCTGGCTTCTGTGCCGCCGGCGTTATCGGCCGTGGCGATGACGAAATCGCCGGCATCGACGGCTTTGCCGCTCGCTCCGCCCACTTTGCCGGCAACGGAAATGATGTAGGAGGCGCCCTTCGATGCGGCCGAATAATTCGGGTTCGTGCTGGCATCAATGGCGCCTTTGAAATCGAGCTTGCCGGCGATGGAAGCAGCGACCGCACCGGAGATCGCGGTGGCGATATTAAAAGTCTCAGTCGGCCAGGAGAAAGGCTGTTTCGGGCCGTAGAATATTTGCGCTACCAGATCGATGGCGATGTCGCCTTGATTGCCGAAGCTGTTTGCGGGAGCGCCTTGAGTTACGAGCAGCATTTTATTTTCTTCCTGTTATAAAAAGCGCCCGCCGCGGGTCCGAGCCGGACTGGCAGTAGGGGACCGAGCGGCGGGCGCGGCTCGCCACGGCGAGTCCGTCTATTGCGGACATGTGTGGCATTTTCTTTTGTGCGGGAGGTTCGTCCCGCCTGTTTCAAACTAGTAAAGTTTCGGCCGGAGGCTGATCGTGGCGGATTTCGCGCTCATGTCGCCGGTGGTGCCGGCAGTGCTGAACTTGACGTTCACGTAGCGGCCGACATTGGACGGCAAGCGGAACTTCAGATCCTGGGCAGCGATCGTCGAACCGGTTCCGGTGATCACCGCGACAATATTAGTGGTCGTGGTGGGCGTGGCGCTATCGCCGCTCTGCACCGTGAGGGTGAGAGTGTCGTTGGTGTTCAGCTCGCTGGAGGCGAGCGAAGGGACTTCGACAACGAGCTCCGCGTCCTTGACGCTCGAGCCGGCGCGGCCGCCAGTGGAAACTGCCGCCAGGTCGATGTCCGTGCTGGTGACGCTACCATCCGCGGCGGTAAGCGCGCGGGTGATTGTGAGATTCAGGTCTTTCATATTTAGTTGAGCGTTCGGAGTTGAGAGTTGAGAGACCGGCCTAGCTTTCGATCGCGTCGGTGTTGAGGATGTTGTCGGTCTCGATTACCGGGATGCCTTCGTAATCTTCGACGCGCGGCGCGACCATCGGCTGATTTGGGCGGTTAGAACCGTTACCAAAGAGTGTGACGGTGCGGCTGTCCTGCCACTGCTGCGCGGAGCGGCGGCTGCAGAAAATCGCGTCCGGACGGAAGTTCGCCGGGAACAATCGGAGCGCGGCGTTTGCCTTCACGTCATTCATCCCCTTGCCGCTGTCCGCGGTGAGGTTGCAGATCCGGACTACGCTGTGCTCGGCCGCAGTCTGCAGGCCGACGTAGCTGGAGAGCTCGCTGGTGTAGCCCCACGCCTTCTTGCTGTTCGCATCGAGGATCGACTCGATAATGAAATCGGGCAGGTCCAGAAGGCCATTGCCGTTGCGGGCGAGGGCTGGCATGAGCTGCACGAAGCGCTCGCCGAACTTCACGAAATAGACGCTGGAAGCGGTCGTGGCCGTGGTGCCGGCGGCGGTGGAGGTGTAGGTGCCACCGAACGGAGTGAAGGCTTTCAGGCCCGGGAAACCTTTCGAATCAGTGCTGACACCGTACCAGATCTGTTTGCCGAGGGTCTGCAGGGCAGATTCGACAACCCCAGAAGCTTCAAAAGCTTGATAGCCGGCAGCGCCGCCACGGCGCCAATTGTCGGCGATGTGCTTGAACGCTTCGATGCGTCCGCCGAAGCGGAACGCTTCATGATCTTTCAAGCTCAGCGTGCTCTTCGAGGCATCGAAGCCTTCACCGGCGTGCGCGAACGCAACCGTGGGCCGTGCGGTGCGATGCAGCGTCTGGTAGTTGAGTTGACCAGGCTCGCTGAGCAACTCTTCCGAAGCCGGGAAAATGCCGAGCTCGGGCGAAATGTTAGTGAGGTCTTCGATGATGCCGCCGACAGCGTCGTTGGAGTTCGCCTTGGCGAGATCGAGAAAATTGAGAGTGGCCATAGTTTAGTTTGAGTGGAGTGGTTTGAGAAAGTTGGAGCGGGAGCGTTTCGGTCGTTAGGCTGGTGTCAATTCGGAGGCGATTAGTCCTTCTTGTTGGGTTGCCGACCAGCGAGATAAGCGCGCGCTTTAGCCATTCCGGTGAGGCCGGCGGTGTCGGCGTTTTCAATGGTCCTGTTGCCAGCGCCGGGCGCTTTCGGGGGAAGTTCCACGCCGTGGCGGGCCGCGATCTCGCGGGCGCGCTCATCGGCTGACTTTGCTTCGCCGGCCAACTTCGTGACCTGGTCCTTCTCGGTCTTGAGCTCGCCCTCGACTTTCGTCACTTTGTCCGTCGCGGTCTTCAGTTCGCCTTCGACCTTCGTAACTTTGTCGCTGGCTTCTTTGAGCTCGGCCTCGATCGTGACGATCTTGTCGTTCGCGGTCTTTAGCTCTCCCTCAATTTTCGTCGCCTTCGCTTCCGCGTCGGTCTTCGCTTTTTCCAGTCCAGCTTTCACAGCCTCCCAGTTTTTGGCGGCGTCTTCGAGTTCCTTGATTCGGTTTTGGGCGGCGGTGAGGTCCATAGAATTTGTGGTGGTCGTTTTCGTGTCGGCAGTTTGCGCGTCGGCCTTTTTCAGCATGTCAACGGCGCGCGCGGAATTTTTGAACTGCGAGAGGTCGAAAGAGTTTTTCGCTTCGACTTTGTCGCCGATGAGATCGACGAATTGGTTTTCGAGCGCTTCGTTGGCGGTCATCCAGGTCTCGTCGTCCATCATCTCGGCAAGCTTGGCGCGCGAGAGGCCAGTCTTACGCTCGTAGGCGGTGATGATGTTCTCCTTCATCTTGTCCATCACCTCGGCCATTTTGCGCATGTCGCGCGAGTCGCCGCCGCCGTAGGTGGACGGGTTGTGGATCATGATGAGTCCGTTCTCGGCGATCTCGATCGTGTCGCCGGCCATGGCGACAACGCTGGCCATGCTGGCGGCGATGCCGTCGATGACGACGTCGATCGAACCGGCATGGCGCTTCAACGCGTTATAGATCGCGTTGCCTTCAAGAATGTTTCCGCCTGGCGAATGGATCCGGAGCGTGACGTCTTTGTTGCCGATGCGCTTCAGCTCGGCGATGAACGTTTTCGCGTTGACGTTGTAGCCGCCTATGACGTCGTAGATCGAGATCTCGACGGACTTGCTATCGGCGGCGTTTTTGAAGGAGAACCAGGACTGCGGCATTACGCCGGCAATGGCCCTGTCAATTAGCCCTGGCTACTCGCCGAGAGATTCGAACAACGCGCGAGACGTGTTTGTGAGCTGCTCGCGGTAGCGCTGCGTGGCGCCTTCGCGGTCGGTCAGGTCACGAAGATGTGCTGAAAGGCCGCGGTTATCGAGGGTGGCGGATGCGGTCTTTTCAACCCGTTTGTCTCCGAAGACTACGATCTGAGTGACTGAGATGATCATATCGTGACGCCTGCTTTCCGCGCTTCGCGCATTTCCCAGCCGAGACGGAGGAGCGCTTTTTGGCGGAGCGGTGCCGCGGCGATGTATTCCTGTTCGATCCGCTCGAATTTCGCGACGGCTTCGTGGGCGGTTTCCCAATCGTCGCTCTCGGTGTCCAGGAGACAAGCCTCGTCGTAGCACTGGCGCGCGGCTTCATCTATGGCGCGCTTTTCTTCGAAGCGCTTTTTCGAAGCGGTGAGAGAACAGATAAGCGCGCTCGCGCGCACGTTCATCAACTCTTCGTCTTCTTTCGACATTTTTAAGATGAGTAGTTGCATCACGGGAGAGGAGGTTGAAGCGCTGAAGCGTTGAAGCGTTGAAGCGGGAGGAAGAAGAGGCTCCCCCGTTTGTAACGCTGTAACTCTTCAACGGTGTAACGGTTCATCGTTTGCATCAGGCGACCGCTTTCTCTGCTTCGTTGTCATCCACGACATTTTGCGCGACCTGGGCGGGATCGGCGCCGGGCGCCTGGACGGTGCCAGGCTTGGGCGCGCGCCACATGGGCGGCGAATTTTTCCAGGCCTTCAGCATCTCCGGCGGCGCGCCTTCTTCCTCGGCCATCTTGATGAACTCGATCGGCTCGCGGATCCATTGGCGCATTTCGTTGCGGTAGTTCATGCCGCGGGCGTTGCAGTATTCGCGCAGGGTGATCATCCCATTCGCGAGCAGCTCGATGAGCATGCTGTTTTCCTTGATATCCACGGTGACGCGCGGCGGTGTGCGCCAGGACATCTTCTGGGCCCAATTAGGATCTTTCGGCGCGCGCAGTTTGCCCGTCTGGATGCGGTGGGAGAGGTAGCGGAACGCCAGCGGCCGGCACAAGCGGTCGATTAACCGGTCGCCCATGATCTGGAAAAAGAGATCCGAACGCTGCAGGATGAATCGGGTGTTGCCGCCGTTCATCTTGGCCATCGACCAGAAAAATTCGGAAGGCACGCCCCAGCCGGCGCAGACGTCGCGCATCAACAGATCGGTGACGAAAGGTTCGACGAGCGGCGACGGCGAGGTCGAAGTGATGAGCTTGATATCGCCGTCCTGGCCTTCCGGGTAATAAATTCCGCCACCGCACGCGCCGACCAGTTTTTCGAGCTGCGCACTATCCGCATTCGGAGTGCCGTCGGCATTCTTGCCGGCGTTTTCGATGGCGCCGAACGGGCCTTTGCCTTTTCGTTTGCCGGCGCCCTTGAGCATGAGGGCAACGATCATCTGCGCTTTGGCGCTGCGCGTGGCCAGGCGCTTGAGCTCGTGGATATCGACCAGCGGATTGACGGCCTGCGCGAAATCGGTGATGCCGCGCGTCTGATTCACCGCGTGCGGCTTGTACCAGTGGACCATCCGCTTCGCGGCGAAAGGATTGAAATCGCCCTTGTCGTCGCGCAGGTAGTAGTTGATGGCGCGCGAGTTTTTGTTCAGGCCAACGCCATCGATGACGAGCTCGCCACTTTCCTTCGCTGGCAGGATTCGCGGATTGCCGATTTCTTCGCTGTCGTAGAGCTGAAAGCAGGGCTCGTTGTCCCATTCCGGATTCTCGGTGAGCGCTGCGAACGCTTCGCCGCGGACCAGGCGTTGCTCGACGAAGGTAGTCTGCCCTTCGTAACCATTACGCCGGCCGGCCAGGTCGCAGCGCGATGGCGTCATGAAATAATCTTCGAAATCGTCCTCGGCCGCGCGATCGAATTCCGGATCGTCGCTGTTCAGCTCGAGGCTGATCCCCTTACCCACGACGTGGCGGCCGATGCCGGCGACGCCTTCCTTGACGATGCCGAAATTTTGCCAGAGCCACTCGGCTTTTCCGTTGAGTTCCTTGCGCGTGCGCCGGCCGATGTAGAGCGTGGAATCCGGAATCAAGAACTGGACGTTCTGGCGATCGATCGAACTGCCGACCGTATCGACGAAGGAGCGATCGCCGCCCCAGAGTTTGCTCCAGAGGCTCATGGGAAGAAGAAGTGACGTGTGACGTGTGACGTGTGACGTGCGGTGAAGAAGGAGGTCATGAGCAGGTTTCTCCCATCCTGGAAAAGTCGGGGAAGGTGATGGGCGAATTGCCGGCGTCACCGGCGAGTGTTTTGTAGGCTTGCGCGAAGGCGGAGAACTTCTCCTCGAGCGTCATCGTGACCTGGAATCCGAAGCTCTTGCCGCTAAGGGTGGAGTTGACAACGGCCAGTCCTCCTTCGGCGTTCTTGCGCTCGAACAGCGATTCGAGCTCGTCCTTTATTTGCTGGACCGCTTTCGCGCCGAAGATCTCGCCGTAATCGACTAAAGCTTGGACGTATCCTGGCGGCGTTGGCATGCGCCCGCGCGCGCGGTGTCAAAGGGACGACGCTAGTCGCCTATCCTGCTCGTGATCGTGCTCCTGATCGAAAGGCAGCTCGCAAAAATCGCACGAGGACGCTAGAGTTTAAGGGATTGAGGATGACGTACGAGCAGCGGGAACAACTTTCCCCGGGCGAGGAGAAGGTCTGGCACGAGCTGCTCGCCAAGCGTGGGATCGAAGTTGTGTTTGTCCGCGGCCAGCCGCCGAAGGTGCGGCGCTGTGTTAGGCCAATGTGGTCCGAGACCGTATGGAACGGTCCCGCTCGTTATCCCGGGGTGTTCGCCCCGGTTCGTGCTCCCGATCTAATTTGCTCTTACTGTGGCGCGACGCCCTACACGTTTTGACACGCGCGCTGTAGCAGTTGTCCACTAGCCACGGCGGGCCGCGTTAAGCGATCACCCGCCGTTGTGCTTTTCGGGATGCGGGATTAGGGAGGATGCGAGATGCGCGATCAACGGAACACGATGCAGCCGACCGAGTGCATGATGAAAGGTCATGATTTCGGAGTCACCATCATGGTGCAGGACGGCAAGCCCGTTGGAAAAACCTGGAAAGAGTTTTGTAGGCGCTGCGGTGCGCGAAGCTGCGAAGCGAAATCCTGTAAAATCCCGTTAATCCTGTCCTGACTTCTCTTCCGCGGCGGCTTCCAGGGCGGCGCGCTCTTCGCGGATCTCATCGAAGCGCTCCTCGATTTTGCCAGTCATGACGCGCTGCATTTTTTCCATGTCGCCAAGGTGATTCAGTTTGCGGCGCGAAATGAAGCCCATTCTGCCGTCGGGCTTCTCGCCGTAGTATTCGTCGGTGAGCTGGTCGCGGTAATGCCGGTCGATGTTCGTCGCCAGCCACCAATAGACCGAGCCCGCAATCGTCGCGCCGTTCTTGATGCAGTCGTAATACAAATTCGATGCGAAGAAATCCGACCAGGCCCAGACGAGATCGAGGTGATCGTCCATGACCGGCACCAGGCGGATCGTGTTGCCACGCAGTTGTTGTTGCCCACCGCCCTTGTAGGGCCCGAACACTTCGCGATTTGCCAGGCAGAACTCGTAAACTTCCTTAGTGTGGTCGCCATCGCCGGAGTCGACCAGGCCCGCGGTGACGACATATTTGCGCGCGGTGCCATCCGGCCTAACGAACTTGAATTGGCGCAACTTGCCGCTCTGATTAGCAATGAGGCCGGCGAGCTCGAGTAGTTGCGTCCAGGAGACCGCTTCACCCCAATCGACCAGCGCGGACCAGGTCGGCCGCTCCGGATGGTCCCAAAGAATTCCCCAGGCGCGGATGCCCCACCAGAACTGCGAATCCTGGCGATCGATAGTCATGGTGAGCAGCTCGGCCTCGAGCGGTATCTGGCCCTGGACGTAGGGCCGCGGGCAACGTTTGATGACGCGGTCGAGATCGTCTTCCTTGATGGATGCGCCGGCGCGGACGTACGGCAGGCCGAACGTCATGTTCCAGAGCTTGATCAGGAGCGAGATGTTGCCCTTCGCTTCGATGAACTCTTTCGCGATGATGCCCCATTTTTCGAAAGGGTTGTACGCGGCCCATTGGTGCGCGGAGATTTTGTCGCGCGGCGCGTAGGGATTGTGCGGGATCCACCAAAAGCGATCGAGCATCCAGGGCAGATCGGTGAAGGCGATTTCCTTTTTGCAATGGGCGCATTCGTAGGTGGTGCCGCGCTCGACGTCCTCAATCTCGTAGCCGACTTTTACGGGCTCGGTCTTTGTCGGGTCGTCGAGCCGCGGGCGGCCCTCGAAGATGGCGAACTGCGAGAACTTGAATTGGCCGGTGGTTTCTTCGCGCCATTTCTCGCGCGGGGTGCGCTTCGGGAATGGGACGTGGTCCGCATCGAAGGGAACGAGCTTCTGTTCGACGAAAAAGGTGAGGCGCTGCCAGCCGCGGAGCCAGGGCTCGTAGGATTGCGGCGAGCGGCCGGGCGTGACATCGTCCCAGGAGGGGAGCGCGCGCGACTCGCATGCACCGTCCGGCGACTCGCCGGATGGAGAATTCTCTCCATTTTCCTGGGTTTTATTGGGAAATGTTGGGCTTTTTTGGGCGGAAAATCCCAAAGAATTGCCATTTAATTGCCCGGTAATTGGCAATTCCTGGGCGGAGTTTCCCACAATTCCCGCTGCGCTGCAGTGAGGGCACGGGAGGTAGCAATAGTGCTGCGATCGGGCGAGAAACTTCTGCCAGATCGGGGAAAGCTCGCCGCCGTCGCCAGGCGTTGAGTTATCCAGAATTTTGCGGCTGGCGCTGAACAGCTTGGTGCGCGCCTCGATCTTATCGGAGCTGGAGGCGTCGCGATTGAGGGCGTGCCGTTGCCGGTCCAGCTCGTTGTTGATGGCGAGCTCGGCGTTGAAGCCGTGCAAATCGGCCTCGGCGCCGGAGCCGATGATGCGAAACAGTTTTCCGCGAAACGCTTTGACGAGCGTGGTCCAGTATTTCCTCGACGCGGGATGTGGCGGCGGCGCGATCGCGAGGGCGCGCACGGGCGGGCATTGCAGAAGAAATTCGTCGAGCTCGCTCCGGACCAATTTCGAGGCACTCGATCGCGTGGGATCCAACCAGACGGCCGCGCCGAATTTCTCCGCGATCCAGTAAAGCAGAACGCAGATGGAAAAGAGGGTCTTTCCGATTCGCGCGCTGGCGCAAAACGCGAAGTAGTGGACGTGCGTTTGCTGGAAAAGATCGTAGAGCCCGCGGAATTGAGGAACGACGCCCGTGCGCAACGGGCCCGTGCACGGCCCGCCGGATTCTTCCGGAATCCGGACGTGTTTATCGAGCCAGCGCCACATCCGGATGCGCGGCCGCGGCCGGATGGTGGCGCGGATGAGCCCGCGGAGCCAATCGACGGCGTTAATGTAATTGCCGCGCGGGACGCGGCCGCCGCGGAGGTCAGAGGTCGGAGGTCGGAGGTCGGATTGATCAGGCGCCACGCTTGCGGCGCGATGTCATGCCTTTACGTTTGCGGCGTGGGCTTCGTTGATGAAACATCTCCGATCGAGTTTCATCCGCCCGTTCAACCGATCGCGGCTGTTTAGAACTCGGCGGATTAAACTCTGCTTGGCTCGATTCACCGATGTCGCCTGATATTATTTGGGCGTCGGCGCGATTTGATTGATCTAGTGATCGAGCACCGATTTTACGCAGGGCTTCGTTCACGCAGCGCTGGATCAGTTCGACGAACAGCGAGCGATCCTGGCCGGCGAAGCTCACGCGCGCGTAGAGGTCCGCGCATTCGTCGTTGAAAGGGAATAGCCTGGCTACGTCTTTGGCGGCGCCGTCGATGTAGCTGGCGAGGTTCAGATCGGTGAGGACCGCTTCCATGTGGTAGCTCAGTTTTTCCTCGGCCGTCGGTTCGTCGCGGAGCATGACCATGAAGCGCGCGACGCGCGGCGCGAACTGCGAGAGCTTCGTTTGTACCGCCACTAAGGTTGCGCCGAGTGGGCCTTCCAACTCCGTCGCGACCAGGAGAAGGCCGTCGCCTCGAGCAATCCGGCGCTCGGATTCGGTGCACGCCAATTCTTCTCGATACATTTTCCAATCGCGCACCGTGCGACGGTCCGTTGATCCCGGGATCCCGCCGGCGCCGGTGCCGAATTCATTCGGCTCGAGCAATTCGTCCGCGCGATTCAGCCCGTGCTGGAGGATAAATCGCATCCACGCGTCGACGTCCTTTCGCCCATCCGTTTTGCACGCCGGCCAGAGGTTCTGCAGATCCGGCCGCTCGCGCGGATTCCGCCAATTCTGGAGCGACTTCCGGCTCACGCTCACGCCGAGCCGTTGCGAGAGCACGCGCGCGAGCTCGTCCCACGTCGCGGCAAACCCGAGCGTCTCAGGCGCCGCCATCTTCGCGGCTGCCGGCAATGTTTCCTTCCGCGGCCGGCCGACCTTGCTCTTCTTCTTCACGCGCTCTCTGCGCGTGTCAGCCGACTTTCATGGGAACCTTAAACTGACGCCATACGTGCGAAAACGACGAGAGTTGGAACAACTGCTCGGGGCGGCAAACCGAGTAAAAGTTATCTGCTCGGGGGGACTATCCCATCATCTCCATAATCATCCCCGAGAATGAGCACGCGTCGGCCATCCTCTAACGTGGTTACATCATCAGCGAATAGCTCTCTGATGAACCAATAAACTTCCGGACGAAAGTCGCGCCGCTCTTCTTCCACTTCCTTCTCGATGTGACCTACTTCACGTCGTCGCTTCCATCGATTGATCTCATTGATGATCTTCAGATGGTGCAACAACCGAGGGAACTTCCTGTTGCCCTCCAGCTCTGGCTTGTCCTTCTCCGGCGCAAACCCCAGCTTGTATTTGCGAATGGTATCGAACTTCAAAAGTGTAACGCGTTCGACTTTTGCGGCGGGATCACGCAGCTCCTCATTCTGCGTATCGATCTGCATATACAACGCTGCCGTCTGGTAGCTGCACTTGCGCGGCTTACAGAAGTTCGTCTCCAGCCACGTCTGCCAATTCCCGAACCCGATGATCGGCTTCAGTTGATTAAGTCGAATGCCCGCCTGCCAGGCGTGAAACAATGCCAGTTCTTGCCCGCTCGCCGCGGCCGCGCGCGCTGCTTCCGTGTGGCGATGATGCGCCACCGCTTCGGTCAGCAATCGCGACACCTCCGCCTTCGTGATCACCATTACATCTGTGCTCGTCTGCATTTTTTCCTCGTTTCCTCGCCTCGCATGTTGAGGCTTTTGATCCCGCTAAAAGTGTCCCGAAAATCCTGCATCGGTTTGTTCGCCGCCTGGCGCGTATCGTTCTTGAAAGAGCCCAGCTGCGCGTCCGTCATTCCCTGCACCAGATAGGTCCGGAGATTCTTGATCAGCGAATAGCCAAGTTGCCCGAGCTGAGCCACCGACGTCGCGCCAGCCACCCACGCCAGCGGCCGGCGGAAAAAATCTCCAGTCATCGCCGGATCGCGGCCGAGCAAAATCCCGCGCAATTCGAACTCGCGCTTCTTGAGCGCTGCGATCCACATGCCCGGTCTCAGTAGGCCTGGGCGCATCACGCGGAGAATCACCAGCCACCTTGCGCCCATCACCATCAGGTCCGGTTTGTCCTTTGTGGCCCAATTCAGCGCCGCGCCGAAATGATCACAGAGCGCATCGAGCTCCGGCATCGACACCGCCGCGAAATCCACGATCGGCTTGCGATGGTCCGGTTTCAGCTCAGTCACGGCACGGTCCGCCGGATCGCCGAAGTCGCCTTCCTCGCGTTCTTCATCCTGTCGGAAGGCAGCGCCACTTTCGTACTTCAGCGGCGCCAGCAGATTTTCGTCGCCCTTCTTGCCTTTGCTGATTCGCTTCAGCCTGGCGAGCACAGCCTTGGCGGATTTATCGCCTAGAGCCCCTTGCTCCTCGAGCAAATGGATCCAAGCGCTGTAATCCCGCGCATAATCGCGATGCGCCGCGCGTTCGTGTCGTTTTTCGAGAAAATCTGAGGCCAGGAGTTCGCTCGCGCGAAGGGATGGAACTTTCGCGCGAGACGCGAAGTTGTTAAGCAGCTATCGAGCCGTAATTCTTTTAGCTCGCCGGCAGCCGGATCCGAAAGGCCGCGCCGTTGCCGAACTCGCTCTCGCAAGTAACAGTCCCGCCGAGCTCCGCCACGATCTTCGCCGTTATCGCAAGGCCAAGCCCGTGGTTAGGCCGTTGCGTCTTCGTAGTGAAACCCGAATCGAAAATCCGCAGCCGCGTCGCCTCATTCATTCCGTGGCCATTGTCCGCGATGATCACCTCGATGAAGTCCGTTCCCGCCTTCGCGGTAAGCTTGATTTGCGGGTCCTCGCTTTGGGCCACGGCCGAGCATGCGTTCTCGATGATATTGATGAGTGCCCGCTCGAATTCCGTGTGATCCCCGTTCACCCGCAGCGAAGTCGGCTCATAACTCGAGCAGAACGTCACCGCGCGCGGAAAGCAGACAAAATCGCCCTCCACCTTGATCACCGACTTATTCACGTCGAAGCGCGGCCTCATTGTCCCGGAAACTGGCCCGATCGTAAACTTGCGCGCTAATTCCAGGATCGCCGTCGTGCGCGTCACCACCAGCTTCCTGAAATCCGCGCGGGACATTTTATCCAGGTCCACTAGATCCATCGCCGCCAGAATCACGCTGCCCTGGTTAAAAATGTCATGCGTGATGCCACTTGCATCGCTCGCTGGCGGCGCGGAAATGCTGGGAGCCGTTAGCATGCGGCGATACTTAACACGCCTGAGTAAAAAGAGCGAGCTTTCTCAGATGGAGATGCACCGTCACGCCTGTTCTCGCGCTGCAATAATCGAGCTTCCAATCCCGTGCCGTAAACAATCAGCCCATCGAGATACGGACCGCCGATCACCCATCGATCCTTTTAGGCGCCCGCATTCATCGTACGCGCAGATCCGTTCGTCTTCGTGGATGCACATCAGCTGGAGGCGTAGGTGTAGCCTTCCAGCTTGAAAGCTGCGGCCACCGAGCCGATTCCCAGGCCAAAAAGTTTGAGAGCGTTTCGTCTATTCATAACTGGATGCAACGTCACGTTGCTCCACACGGCCCCGGGCGCTGCAGCACCCAAGACCGCGGGAATTGGTTAGGCGCCAGCGTGTTGTCCATCAGGCACCAAGTTCACCGTCTGTCCACCGGCGACAAACGTCGCCGTATTGATCACCGCGCCGGCGTCACGAAACGCCGTGAGCAATTTCGTCAAACCTTCGCGGAACTTCGCGGTCTCGCTTGGCAGGAGCTGCTCGCTCTCTTTCCACGCGATATTGATGTTTCCGTCTTTGATAATTATCCCCCCTTCCTTTTCTCTGGTTGAGAAATCTGGTAGCAATTCTTCGATCATATTTCGGCAGCGCCTACCGTCATATCGCCGTAGTGCGATCGCATCACGACCGTGCTCTCGTCGATCACGCCGCGCGCGAGTTTCTCGCGTATCACCACGAGCCAGGCCGGGTCTTGTTCGTCCACCACGGGGAAGCCGCACTCATCCGATGCCCACACATTCCCGTTCCGGAAAAATGCCATTTGCTTGATCACAACAAATGCAGCGCCCTCCCGATCGCGCGGACTTTATTCTTGAACGTCTTCACGATCCAGCGGTCCGGAGTGTGCACCTCGCCGCGGTTATCCGAATAATCGTCCAGCGCTTCTCGTAGCGCGTTGGTGTGTTCGTGTGATTGCCCGGCGTGTTTGCGCCACCAAGGGAGATACGCCCTCACCCGGTCCTCACCGACCGCACGTTCCAAGCGGCCGATTTGCTCTTCCAAAAACCTGCCAGCCGAAGCTGGCCTGTTTCCTGTACCGGTAATAGGAAAGCTTTTAGCTTTCCCTATAGCTATAGGAGGCGTTCCCTTTTGGGGAACAACGAGGGAAAACGACTCGTTTTCAGCCTCGTTCCCTTTTGGGGAACAACCTCCTCCCGTTCCCCAAAGGGGAACGGATTTCTCTGACCTCTGACCTCTGACCTTTGACTCCTCTTCGTTGGACTCAGCGAGAGATTGGCGCGTGAGCCGATCGATCTCATCTGGTGCCAGTGCGGCATCGCACTTCTGCCAGTCCGGCTCGGACAGGCTTCTGGCCAACAGCTCCGTATCGAAGCCAGTTGATTTGTCTTCCGCCTGTCCGGCTCGGACCGCGTTTTCCCGATACACCTCAAAGAGCGCATCGTCCAGCGTCGGCTCGTTAGGCCAAAGCTCCGGTTGCTCTACCATGCCTGGTGCATTGATTTGGCGCAGCCAGACATCCACCTGGGCCGCTTGGGCCCGCAGCGCCGGCCGTATCCTCAACGGCACGCGCCATTGCGCCGGATCGGCGCAAAATTCCATCGACCAAACTCCATCACGCCGGTCCACCCGCACGATCTCGTATGCTTCCACGCGCGAAAGAGCCGGGCTGATCTTGTTTTTGCCCGAGCCACATTCCGCGCAGAAAAATTTGAACCGCTTAAACCGCGCGATCGTAACTCCCGCCGCGTACGAATAATCGAGGACGGTGTGCGCTACCACCAGCTCCAGCTCCGTTAGCGCACGCCGCTGCAGCGCCCGTCGACAAAGAAGCTCGAGCCTCACAAAACCCGGATGCAACTTCACGTCGCTCACGCCGCGGTTCCCTCCGCTCGATATCCCGCATCGCGGAACTCGCATCCCGCATCCCGCGCGCATGACGTCCTTATCCAAGTGCGGACCTGCTCAGCCGCGAGCCGAATGCCATCGATCCCCGACGCATCACGGAACGCGTGACGTATCGCCGCCGGCGCGATACCGAGACAATCCCAGCACAGAATCCCCGAGCTACTCGGGCCCTCACAACGTTCGCACTCCGCCTTGAACGTGAACCGGGCCCGGCGCGCTCGGATCCGTTGCACCGCGTCCAGGTGCCGCTCCGCCGCTTTGATGAGCGCCAGCGTTTCCGGCTGATCATCCCCTCCCCGTTCCCGCGCGAAGATCACCAACTCCGTCAGTATCCAATCGATCTTCATCGCTGCGCAGTAGCGCCCTCCTGCTCATGCTCGTGATCGTGCTCCTGATCGATCTTCGCTTTCGGAAACCCACTCCACTCTAACCCATCGAGAAGCCGGCCAGCGCGCTTGTGACCGACTCTGCGAAGCAACTCCGAACCGACAGGTTCAGCTCGACGCGAGCAACTGGTAAATAACTCACCGCTCTTCAATGCGAACCTGCAAACTTCATCATCGCAAATCACCGCACCATCATCGATCGCCCACTCGCCCCACTGCTTGAAGTAAAACGGCACGCCCGCGGCCGCGCATTGATCACGCAGTGATCTCGCCCAATTCGGATGCATCGGTCGCGCCTTCGGTCCGCTCTCGCCGCCGGCGATTACCCAATCGATCTTCTGGAACTCCAGGTCTCCGTCGCTCGGGCAAAGCCAGTTATATTTCCGGGCGTCGAATGTGTATGGCTCAGGCGGCTTGCCGTAACCAGGATGTCGGTGGCCGATCTGAATCGCGCTGAGATCGACCGGCCCAAGCAATGGCTCGCAGCTGAGGAACCTAACGACCGCAGGAATCTGCAAAAGCAGTGGAATCCGCTCATCGGCATATTTCTGATTCTCCACCGACACGCCGAGCCAGATGTTGTCTGGCGGATGCCCGCCTTTGCGCCAGTCGTGGCAGAAATCCCAAGTCGGATTTATATGTTGGATCAACGTGGAATTCTCCACGAGCTCCAGGCGATCCCGCCATAATTCCGGCCGTTTCGTCAGCAACTGCCAATCGAGATTCTGGCACTCATGGATCAGCCTCAGAAATTCCGCCAGCGTTTCGATCGGCCATTTCTCATCCAGCCAATCGCTGTTCGAATTCGCGAAAATCCGGATGCGCCGCGTTACGCCATCGCACGGCTCGCCCGTTGAGGATCGGCCGCAGGCAAGACCCAAACCGGCTACGACATGCAAGCTTCGGCATCGATCGCAGATACAATATCGATTCAGCCGGCGCACCTTCGCCGCGAAACCTTTCACCAGGTGGCGCGTCCCGCGCGGGCCCCACGTCTCGATTCCGCGATGCCTCAGCACGCGCGCCGGCGTATCGTTCAGAGCGTAGCATCCCGCGCAGCCTGGCGATTTCTTGGAGCAACCGATCACCATGTTCCCCGTCACCTCGCACCACCCGATGCCATTCGTTAGTCTCATGGCTCGCGAATCCTTTCGGAGTTGTTGCGCAGAATCATCCTCCGCCTCCCGCCATGTGCAGCGACGTGATGATCACCGGGAAATTCTCGCGCGCGAAATCGAGAGCGGCGCCGGCTTGAGTCAGCGCGTGGAGCAACAATTGCCGGCGCGCTTCATCCAGTTCCGGATCCATCGCCACCAGGTTGATCGCCAGAAAACAACTGATCCGTGCGTTATCGATCGCGCACGAAGTCAGGTTCTCCTGGTGAAGTCTCGGCTCAGCCATCACGCCGCGGCGCCTCCACCGCGAAAAACTCAGGCTGCGCCGGCGCGAGGCAATGCGGCGAAAACCACACCCGCTCAAGCGCGGCATTCGCCCGGCCGCGGCCGTTCGCCGCGTTGCCGTGGCCACCGTTCGCCTTCCACGCCAGACAACTCCAATTCGCTGGCATCGCATGTTCACCTTCGTAGCCACAGAGCGCGATACGCAGCTTCCGATTATCCCCATGCGCGATCGCCCACTCCCGAACCTCATGCGCCACATCGAAACTATCCGAAGCGTAAATGCCGCTGTCGCGCGCGGCCGAGTAAGGTGGATCAAGAAAAATCGCGCTTACGCCGATGCACTCTGTCGGCGATCGGCCCAGGACTCGTTTCCAATCCCCACAGCACACTCTCACTCGTCGCAAGCGATCAGCCAGGTCGTGCATCCAATCGCTTGACCCCGAGCGCGCTGAAGCATGAACGCCGCGGCCCGTGGCGCCGCTCTCGCCGGCAATGTCCGGCAACTGTCGGCAAACGCCGCGATCACATTTCAGCCCGGGTCTCTTTCGCCAGATCTGTTTCCCCGCGTTGCGCGGATCTCGCACGCTTTCAGAGTGAACGCCCTTGCCTAGTTGCCTCGAGCATTGCGGCATTTTTCGGTGAACGCCGGCATCTGCGTAGCCACTGATGCGCGGTCGTTTCGCATGCACACCGTTCGACGTTGAGGACGGTCTCCGGTTTTCCTGATACGCATGGATGCCGCGGTTGTGCGATGCGTTGATTCGCCCAGCCCACTCGGGCTTCGAGCACCAACCGCTCCCGATCCAGCACGAAATTCCCCACACCCACCAAGCCGCGATCTTCACATCGTAATACTCCGGATCGCTCTTCATCCGTTCCCGGAATTCTTCCCGGTTCACCAGCCAGAGATGCCGCGCGTGCAGATCCGCTTCGTTCACCGGCCAATCAGCCAGCGCCGCGAGCTGGTCCGGATCAGCCTTCAGCGCCCGCCAGAAATTCGCGATAAAACAATCGAGATCGTTCACCGTCTCGATCCTTGGCGCGTGTGGACGCCGGAGCATCACCGCCAGCGAACCAGCGAAAGGCTCCACATAATTCGGCACATCGCCAAATCGCTCCCATACCAGGTGCGCTACTCGCGACTTCCCGCCGAACCACGGAAACGGAGCTTTGAGAATCGCCTTGCTCACGCCGCCAGTTCCTCCTCTTGAGCCGCGCGCTTACGAAAAACGCAAAGACACCGCATGTAATTCGGCAGCGGAAATTGATAGACTCCCCACACCGCGAGCAGATCGCAGCCGTCCGGAATTCTCGGCGGCTCGTACGAGAGCGTGATGATGTTTCCACCCGGGCGCGTTATCCGGACCGCCTCTTCGACAAATTCGTTGATCGGCGAGTAAAACTTTTCCGTGCCGTAAAGCTTCTTCGCCAGCTCGCGCGAGTACGGCGGATCGATCACCGTGTAATCGAACTGGTTAGGCGGCAGATTAGTTTTCGTCGCGTCGCTTACCAGATCAGGCTTCGTCTCCGCGCGGACATCGACCTTGAAGCCGGGCTCCTTCACGCCGCCGCTACAGAGCCAGCAAATATTTTCCAACCCCAACCAACCCTCTGCGCGCAACCAGAGGAGAAATCCGCGCGGAAACCCTCCGGTAAAACCGTTCGTGCCCGATGGAAACGGCTTCGTCCCACGGCTTACCTTCGGCCGCTTCATCGCCGTTTCCCCCTGCCCGCAATACTGCGCATAGCGCTGCAGGCGGGTCCATGCGATCGCCGCGCGAAGAAGTCGTTCCACCCCCGAAGCGAGGATTGAGGATCGATGATGGAAGATGGCGAAGCCGGCCGCGCGGAAATTCTATTCCTGGCTATCCTCGATTCTCCATTCTCTATGCTCGCGGGCGCGCTAGCGCTCCCCGCTATCCTCTGCCCTCCATTCTCTATTCTCGCTGGTCGCGCGGAGGCGCGACTTGTGCTACTCGTTAGGCCAGAATGAGCCTCTCGATTCGTTCCGGATCGGTTGCTGCTTCTTTGTCGGGCCCCATTGCCTTGCCGCGCGGGGCCTGACTCTTTTCCTGGCGGCGCCATGCTCATCAGTCGAAAAGCGAGTCGCGGGGCTGGACCGTCTCGCCCGAAACCGTCACCAGTTCACGCGCAGCCAACCGTTGAATGTAAGTGTTGCGCGTCGACCTCTTGAATCCCGTTGCCTCGCCGATCTGCTCTCGCGTTAGTCCAGTTGCAGAATTGGCCAGAACGCAGCCGAGCACTCGACTCTCGCCCGCCGGAAGTTTTTGCAGCCAATAATTCTGTAGCGCCGTGCCGGTCGGCAACGGCTCATAATCACTGCCGATCCAATCCAGCCCTTCTTGCGTGATCACGAAACGTTCGCCGCTCTGCGTCACCAGGCCGCCCGCGAGCAACCGCTGCAGATAAGTATTCCGCGTCGATCGCTTGAAGCCCGTCAGCGTCGTCAACTGCTCGCGCGCGCATCCATTCGGCCGGTGTTGCGCAATCGCGATCGCACACCGTCGCTCGCCGGTGCCTAGTCTTACATCGCCGCCGGCGGCTGGCTGGCCGGTCAAGAGCGGCGATCTTTCCCGTGCCAGAATTTTATCTCCTGTCGGCATCCGACCAAACGGCGCCACGCTGAAAGGCTCGTTGTGCCGCACCTCCAGCTTCACCGCGACGTCCGACTCCATGATGGTCTTCATCTGCTTGAGCAGACGGCCGGCGTCCGTTTTGAATTTGTCGAAGTCGCGCTGGCGGGATTCGGCGATCGCGTTCACGCGTTTCAACGCTTGATCCACCGCGCCATCGATTGCCTTCCGGACTTCTGCCTCCGGCAAACTCGGATCGAAATTTTTTGTCGTTATTTCAACGATGAACTTCATTGCTGCCTCCAGTGCGCGTTGCGCTTTTGCGACCTCCGTCGCGCGAATTGTTTGCTTCGGGTCCGGTTTGCCGGCGGCGGCCGACTTGATTGGCGTATTACTTTTTTCAAGTTTCCGCTGCAGCTCCGACATCTGACCTCTGACCTCCGACAACTGCTTCCGCAGCTCACGCGGATCGTTCGCCTGGTGCTCCTTGATTACGCTTTCGAGCTTTGCCTTTACCTGGTCGAGATCGACGTCGCTCCAGTCTTTGCGGCTTACCTTTTTCTGCAGCTGCGGCGGCGCGAACGAATCGAACGACGTCTTGAACATTGGGAACGCCACGATTACGGGCCCGTAGCCGGCCTCGGGCGACCACACCCATGCGTTGCCCCGCGACATTTGCGCGAGCCCGGGAATTTTTTCCTCCTTGTTGCCGTAGAGGACGATCTTGCCCTGCTTCACATCGCCAGCGCCTTCGATCCAGTCTTCCACCGCGCCCCGATCGGCCGCGTGGACAACGCGCATCGCCACCAGCGTTTCGCACGAGGTCAGCGTGTCGTTGTGCACCTTCTGCGGCCGCTGGCTCGCGATCAGGCACACGATGCCCAGGCCGCGCCCCTCACTCATCAATCGGTTGCTCCAATGCAGGCATTTCCCAGCCTGCGGGTCCATGATCTTTCCTTTCGGCGCGAAGTTGTGGAACTCGTCGCCCACCAGGTAAAGCTCGCCCGAGTTCGCGTTGAAAATCCCGCTCGCGAAATCAATCCAGAACTGCACCATGTGCGATGTCATCCAGCCGCGGAATCCGATGATGCACGGCCGGTTCCCGCTCGTGATCAATTCCGCCACGTGCCGGCCGCTTTGCGCATTGATCGGCACATCGCTTGCGGTGTCGTTCTTGAAATCGCCGAACGCGATCACCGGAAAGCCCGCGCCTTTCCCGTCGGCCGAAGCCTTCAATCCCCACCAATCCCCTTTCGGATCGATGATGCAGACGCGCTTTTTTTTCGCGAGCAGATGCTCAACGATGTGGCGCAACGCCGAAGATTTCCCCGCGCCCGTCTTCCCCAGGACAACCAGGTGCTGATCGAGAATTTCCTCCGGAAAAATCAGCTTGCTCATTGAACGACCTCGATCCGGACTTTCGCGAAACGTACCTGCTTACGCGCGATCAGTTCCTTAGCTCTCGCTTTATCAATCCACTGTTCCGAGTAGATCCGGCGACTGTCCTGAAGTTGCGGCGCGATCGTAAACGGATGTATCCATTCGCTTCGCGGCCCGCGCACGATCGCGGCCCAGCAGACAATTGGCGGCACGGGTTTCGTCGGCTTACTCATCGCTTTAGCTTGATCGGTCCGCCGACTTTCCCCTTTTTGAGATTACGGACCGCTTTATCCATTCCCCGAAGGGTCCTAGCGCTGATCGTCGGTTCGGGCGCAACGCCCCCGTTCAAAATCTTTTCCACGCGATCGCGAATCGCATCGCGACACAACCCGCCACCGTCTTGGCCGGGCTTCAGTTCAAGGACCAGCCGCTGCGCTTTTTCGGCTGCGCCGTTCACCAGGAGAGAGTCAGCAATCTTTTCCGCCAGGCGGCGATTGCGCTTCCGCACTCTGGCCGGCCAGGCCTGAAGCTTCTCGGGCCAGCTCAGGCCGCGCTTCATCTTGTTGCCCAGCTCGGCCGCCGCGCCGCTCTCCTCCACCGTGTTGCCGTACGTCACCACGTGCGACGTCTTCGCGCCACGCGCGAAAATCACCACGTAACGAAGCCCATGCGCCTTCGTGAATTCGCCAGCCGCTTTGATCGGGATGCGTTCCTTTTTCATGCGACCGCCCTTCGCTTCCGCCGCGACCGCACAGCCGACTTCGGTTTCAACTCAACCATGTTTGTGATCGGAAGCGGCCGGAGACTTTGCTCGATCTCTTCAACGCGGCGAGCCCAAACGCGATGCTGCTCGCGCGCGTAATTGGTCGCGGTCCGCGATTCAGAATGGTGCTTCCACAGATCTCGCTGCGCGCGCGCTTCTACTAGCTCAAGCGGTGAATCGTCCTTCTCCGCTTCAACATCCGATTCGTCAGGCGAGGGAGCGCTCAGCCGGCTTTGCAGTTGTTCCATCTCCGCGACTGAGCAATGCACCACGATGCTCGCACGCGTGCGGTACTCGGTCTCGCTCAGTCCCAGGATGAGATCGGCAAGCGCCGCGTCTCGCTGGTCCGGACAATGCATGCATCCGGCGCCCCGACACCATTTACAGAGAGGCCAGCCCATCTACAGCCTGGTTCCCTTTCCGCTTTCCGGCATCTGAAATCCGAAATCATTCCGCTTCGGCACAATCTCCAGGGACGGCCGCTCGATCGGGTGTTGCCGCATGTACTCAGCTCGCAGCCAGACTTTGTAGCGGTCCTCGCTTTGCATCGCCTGCCGCTGGATTTTCCCGCACTCACGCATCCCCATCAGCGCCAGCACCGTCGAGCAAATGACAATCAACCTCATCATACGCCGGCCTCCGCTGTGCCAGAGATCAGAGGTCCGTGGTCAGAGATCAGTTCTTTTTCAGACTGACTTCCGTCCTCCGACTTCCGACCTCTATAAGTGGCGCTCTCCACGCAGGTGTTCCCCACAAACCGAAGCTCCCGGATCCGATCCGGCAATTCGTACGGATCGTCCCGCCGATCCATGCCCGCCACGTCCATCGCATCGCGGAGTATTAAAAGCACATCCATCACATGCTCTCCTCGAGTGGGTGTATCGCCAGGCATGTGCACGCTCCTCCGTGCTCGGAGGGACACGACGCAGAGTGGACCGAATACCCAGCATCACTTCCGCCTTCAGACTTCCGACTTCCGACTTCGCTCAGCTGCTCGTTCACCGCCGTCACGCGAAATTGGCCGCGCCCGACCAGGTTCTCAGCCAGGCGCTCCACCTGTTTTACCGCTTCGTGGAAATGATCCGCCTCGACAAACTCCGCCACGATCACGCGCCCCGTCGCGTTCTCCTTTGCACCGATGAAATACTTCATCGGCGTGACCTCTTTGGTGTAGCGGCGGGTGTCGCACCCGCACCCGCAGCCTTATCCACGAACTCAATCGTCCAACCGCCCGTCAGCTTGTTCGGCCTAACGAACGGCCTCGCCCGCGATTCGATCTTCGCGTTGTCGTAGGACCACTTCTTATCTCCGTCTGGATCGCGCTGGATAACCGTCAGCCAATTCTCCATTCCATCGCGCGAGTAAATCCGCAGCGGCGTCGTCGCCGGCTTTGGTGATGGCGTCGGGGTTATGATGGATAGCGTTCCCGACGACGAGATGACGCCAAAGCTGAACCCAGGCTGCGCAGTTAGCTTAATCGGTGGCGCCGGCGTTTCCTCCGGCTTGGACGCTACTCGCCACTTCCGATTCTCCGTCTCGCGCCGATCCGTCTCCTTCGTCAACGCCAGCAGCATCGCCCCCCGCGCGTCGTCATAATCGCCAAAGATTTCCTTAGTCCGATTACCGTTCTGGTCCGTGAACGAGTAATGGCACGGCTTCTGATCGCAGAGCACCGTCCACGGCGGTCCGTCATGGTGCGTTACGAAATTGAAGAGCAAAACGATCATCACCTGGATAGCGAGACCCATCAAAGCAAACGGCGGAAAATCCCGCTTCATGAACGCTCGCGCCCGGTCGAAAAACTTCACGGCATCCCTCCATTCCGCATTCCGAAATCCGCATTCCCACTTCGCGCATTGAGCGGACTGCAGCCCGCGAAAACGTCATCACAATCCCTGCCCGCAATGCTTCGCGTAGCGTTGCAGGCGGGCGCCGGCGCGAGATGATCCACGCACCGGCTGCAGAGCGTGTGCGACTCATCCACCCACCAGCACGACTCGCCCGTCGCCAGGACGCAGCTCGAACAATCATCATCCGTGCATCCGCACACCCGGCATCGCCCGTAGCGCACGTGGCGGGAATTCCACCAGGCGATAATCCTCAGCCCGACCAGCAGCCAGGCATAAAGAACGAACGTCCCAAGCGCCAGAAACGCGAACAACTGCAGCACCAACCAGAATGCCCTCATGAGGCGGCCGCCTCCGCGGGCGCAAGCGAGGATGGAGAATTGAGGATCGAGGATGGAGGCCCGATCGGAGGCCAAACCCATATCCACTTATTGCGGCCCCTGCGACCCCCCCCCCGCACGTCTGTGCCACTCCGACTGAATCCGGACCGGCGCCATCCATCAAAGCGATAGGTATTTCCAGAGTGCAAATCAGCATCTTGATAACTGATGGCAAAGCTGACGCCCAACGTGGGGAAAACAAAATCCCGCCACAGCCTAATGCCGACCCGACAGAGGCCTGAGCGAACTGCGCAAAGACGTGATAGTTCAACACCGTTCTGACGCGTGATGTGTGAAAGCCCGCCACCAACATGGGTAGCGATCAAGCATCCGTAAGTGAGGACACAGACAGGCTCAGTTAAATGAAAGAGAGCTACGGCCCTACTTGGGTAAGGCCGATTTAGCGGGCCCATACGATGGCCCCATTTCGTCAGCAATTCATTCGCCTCTGCGGTGCTGATCGAATCGAACGAGACAAGCGGAATCAGCGGAATCAGCATGATCCCTCCTTGCTATTCTCGATCCTCGATTCTCTATCCTCGCCTTGCCGCCAATGCGGCAACTGATCGCTCGTCACCTCCTCGATTTCACAACCAGGATAAAAGGCCGGCACATACACTTCACGCAAAGCAGCCGCGCGGCCGATCGCTGTCCGGACACAAACGCCGCCATCAAAAACGTGCAGCACCGCTGGGCCATCCGCGCTCTCGAGCAAAAGGAGATTCATGGCAACGCTCCCCCGCTATTCGCAATCCTCGATTCCCCGCCTGCAACGCTATGGGCGGCATTGCGGGCAGGTCTATCCTCGCTTCGAGGCGGCGTCGCCACTGTTTCACTCGCCTCGAATCGCCTACGAGATTGCCTCGCCAGTCCGCGCTGATGCCGCCGGACCGCCACAATATCAAGCGCGCAATCCGTCAGGAATCCCAGCACCCCGCCCGCGAACACGCACAGCCACAGCAGCCGCAACTGCGTAAAGATCAAAAGCGCGAAAACCCACAGCGCCGAAAACACCAGCTGACGAACAAATACGCGCCAGATCACTTGCCCTCCTTTACGGCCTTCTCGATCAGCGGCCATTGCGCCTTGTACTGCTCTATATAATCACCCGGACAAGTCGCGAGATTCCGTTCGACCATCGCGCGATAAAACGGAAGCCTCTCTTCGGGCGTCAGCGCTTTCCAACAATCGTCACACAGAGGAAACACTCCGCCCCGAGATGTGATTTCCGTCACGTGAGACGGTTTCCACAGCCGGCTATCACAACAGCGGCCGCATCCGCCGTAGCCAAGTTGTCGCCCTGCACGGTTAAGCTCGATGCGCGTGTGTCGATCGACCGTAATGACGATCGCTGCCGGGACATCGACGTTCATCCCGCCAGCGCTCCCTTCTTGAGCACTCCAACTCGCTGCTCCAGCCGGGTGATCTCCGCATCGATCACCGCCACGTCTACGGTGTGCAATTCATCCGCGGCTTTGCGTAAACCATCCAGCAGCACCTCCGTCATCCGTTCGCCTGCGCGAACCACTCCCGGAATATCCGGCTGATTCCGCACCGAAAAATCGATCACATGATGGAGCACCCTGGCCAGCTCCACCGTCTGCGTCAGCTCAGCCTCGGCTCCTCCCGAAATCGTCAGGCCAGACGGGACACATTCGCGTCGCACGTCCGGCATCGCGTGTCTGTTTCTCGCCCCCAATTCCGCCTTCCGAGTTCCGCCTTCCGCCTTCATGAGACGCTCCCCGCGCTGAGAACCCATTGGCCGGCCACAATCTTTTCAGGCGTCGGATTGCCCACGAGATGCGCGTGGAAAGCGACGCCCATGAATCGGGGCATCTGCGACAGCGCCATCAATGCAAAATTCGCGCGATCATCCCCGCGCCGCTGTTCCTGACGCAACTGCTCGATCACCTGGACGAACCGGTCCGCCGAATCGTCGTTCGCCTTCACCGACTTCGTGAGAGGGAAATACGCCGGCGCGATCATAAGCGAACCGCTCCCTCTCCATGGAAAACTTGCGCGCGGCCGGCTGCTTCGACCTGCGCTTGCCCGCCGCGCGCTTCGAGTGCCAGGCGGAAAAACAATCGAAACCGCCCAGCAATAAAATAATGGCGAGGATCCCCGGCCTCGATCGTTAGGCCGATCAGTTCCACCTTCCGCAGATCGATGTCCGCGATGTTCACGCCGGCACCTCGTCCTTGAGCGCGATCATTCGCCTAACTAGGTCTATTGCGCCTTCTTCGAGCGCCGCGATTAGCGGCGCGAGATCGATTTTTGCGAGAGTGCAAAAGGCGTAGGCGGAGGCGGAGGCGTAGGCGTAGGCGGAGGCGGAGGCGTAGGCGGAGGCGGAGGCGTAGGCGGAGGCGGAGGCGGAGGCGGAGGCGGAGGCGTAGGCGTAGGCGTAGGCGTAGGCGGAGGCGTTTTTAAAGGCCGCCTTTCCAAACCGTTCTTCGGCCGCCGCGCGAATTTCACCCGCCACAGCGCGTAGAGTCGTCTCGGTTGGGTCAGCCTTTACGCGCTCTGCGGCGGCCCCAAAGCCGGCCAGCGTTAGCGTCGCCGGCGCAACGAACGTCGTGGACCATTCGAGACACAGTTTTCCACGGCGCTTGCGGAGCTCCAGTGAGCCACGCGTCCCGATGATTTCGGGCAGCAGCGGTTTGATCAGCCGGTTCCGGTCGGCGTCGATCGCGAGGAAATCGTTCCAGCACATCACGAAGTCCGTAATCGCCAGATCCACGCACGTTGGCCGGTAAGTGTGGCGCTCGCCCGCCAGCCAGGCTGCGGCTTCCATTGCGCAAACGCCATCTTCCCGTGAATCGTGCGAACCGCGTTTCAGATCGATCCCGTTCAATCCGAGAACCGGTAAAACTTCGAGTTGTGTGTTCATAGCGGTTGCTTTCGTTAGGCCGAAGAGACAGCGGCCTGGTTACTGACGTCTGAGACATCTGCGTCCGGCGCCATCATTGCCGGCGGCCGTTCCACGCGCTGCTCGAGACGCGCCAGCGCTTCGATCACTTTCCGCCCGCCGCACAGGTCCGGAAATCGGCGCTCCTCATAGAAACCGGCCCGCGCGAACTTTTTCTTCCCGGTCGTCTCATGCAGCAGACGCCACACTTCATCCGGATCGAGCCCGCGCAGATAACCGAGATTGAGATAAAACGCGCTTGCTCCGCGTCCGCCACCGGACGGATTCGCCGTGGCGAACTCGCTTTTTACTTCAACAACCTTGCAATTCTTCGGCTTGAACCCGCACCGCGCGAACTCCTTCAGGAGCATGTCGCGGATCTGATCGGCGCTCCCGCGTATCCGCTGCAGCATCGTGCCCCGCCCCTTCATGAACAGGTATCCCGAGGGCGCGTAGATCACGTTCTTATCAGGCCTATTCGGCCCATGAGTCGTATCGGAGCTCACGCCGCGTTGCTCCCTTCCATCTTCACCGACCTCAGACCTCTGCTCGCCGACCTCTGGCTCGCTTTCGGCTGCCGGTTCCTCTCCCGGAACGCCACCAGATCGGGAATCGCGTAAGTCAGAATTCGAGAAGACGTCTTGATCCCGAGCACGCCGGCGCGGCGCAGTTTCTTCCGGAGCGCTTCCGGATCCCGCCACTTCAAAAACTTCGCTGTCTCGAGCAGCGTCATTACCCCCAGCTCTTTCCGGATGATCTGCCGCGCGATCGAGCGCACCACATGATTCGGCAGCGCCGCCGCGATCCGCTCGCGAACGCATTCCGCAATCTCAGCGTCGCTGATCATGACGGAACTCCAGACGAGGATGGAGAATGGAGGCTCGCGCCGAAGCCCATGTAACTGATGCGACACCAAAATAAGTTCGGGCATCCTACTTGTCCCCAACATTTGGGGTTACCCGAAGGACATGGGCTTTCAGCGCGAGCGGGGCGCTGCCCATCTCCGGGAGGGCAACTCGACCCTCCATCTTCGATCCTCGCTGAAACTCGCTCGTCGAAGATCATGCTGCAGCTCTCCGATCCGCGATGTGTGATGCGGGATTCGAGATGCGGGATTGCGCTGCTGTCTTGCGGGCGCGCCTAACGAGTCGAGCTACAGCCAGCGCACTCTCGCGCTTATCCACGATCTGCTTGAAGCGGTGCGCCATAACGCGGCAAATCATGTTATCCACATCGAACGACGCCATGTATTGCTCGTGCGTCGCCCTCCAGTCCGCGGAGCCGCCACGACGATGCGCCTCTTGAAACGCGTCGTTCTGTCGTTCGGCCTCAATCAGCTCCCGGTCGCTGAACCCAAAGAGCCGCGAGATAGCCTCCTTAGTATCCGTATGCCAAGCCGGCCACGGCAGCGCCAAGACCGCCATCCTCGATCCCCTGCCCGCAATGCCAGGCATAGCGCTGCAGGCGGGTCCATTCTCCATCCTCGCTGGAATTAGCGTCGACACTCCGTCCTGCGAAATCGCGATCGCGTTCATCGAGGGGTGGGGCTTCTCTCTAAGCCGGTTGCAGTTGTCCCCTGGCGCTCTTCCGGTCCCGCTCCAGCTGGCGTTCCAGGATTTTCCGATAGCGATCCGCCACCTTTCGCCGGTCGGGGTCCGCCGCCAGCCCCAGCGCCTCTGCCGTATGGATCAACCGCTCCGCCACAAGGTCGATGTTCGTCCGTTTGTTCTTGGCCATGTGTTGAGATTTGATCCTGCGAGATAATTGGTCAAGAACAAAAATGAGGAAATTTCATTATTGACCGTTTATCCATTCTAGAGTCCAATTCGTCACATGAGCGAATTCGCAGCCCTCCTCGAAAACGAAATCCGGCGACAGAAGACCACCGCCAAGGATATGGCCGGTTTGATGGGAATCGACGCGTCGGTTATCAGCCAGTTCACAAACGACACCCGCGCCTCGTGCCGGCCAGACACCCTAATGAAGATGGTTTCCGGCGTCAGCAAAGACCCCGCCATCCAGGCCGAACTCCTGCAGGCTTACTTTCGCGACCAGGTTATTGATCGCTACAAGCAGTGGATCAAAGTCGAGCTGAGTTCTCGTTCGCGAGAGAGCGTGAAAGAGGAAGATGGCAATTACGGCAGCAGCCCGCTGGCCGATCACACCTCGGCCATCAAAACTCTCAACCTGCCCAACGACGTCTTGCGCGCCCTCACCGATATCGCCCGCGCCATTCCCGGCCGGCAAAAGTTTCGCATCGTCATCGAAGACTTGGGAGAGTTTGCCCGGGAAGACCTTCTGGCCGAGCCCCTCGCCGGCTACTCGCGCAAGACTCCGCTCGTCGTCACCGATATCGCCGGCCGCGTCACCAGCGCGAATCCGGCCTTTACTCGCATGTGCGGCCACCCCCTCTCGAAACTTCTTGGCGAAAAACCAGGCGCGCTCTTGCAGGGCCCCGACACCGAGCCAGAGATCGTTCGGGATTTTCACCGTGCCATAGCTGCGCGCGAACCGCTCGATCGTATTATGACGAACTACGATGCCAAGCGCAGGCGTTACAAGGTCCATATCCAGATGACGCCCATCTTCGATCTCTCCGGCCAGCTCACCGGTTTCCGCGCGATCGAGCGCCGCCTTCCCGCCGCCAAATAACAATTCGTCAATTTTGCTTCTCGACTTCCTGCTGCGTTTTCGTGTAACAGAAACCCCACTATGAACAAACTCCCAACACCAAGCCGTAGCCTAGCGCGAAGGCTGGTCACCCTCAGTATCATTAGCCTGCTGGTCCTCGCCAGCCCCGCGCGCG